GGTGCCCGGTGCCCGGTGCCCGGTGCCCGGTGCCCGGTGTTCATGATTGATTGCCCGGCGCTAGTGATCCACGGATCACGGATCACGGATCACGGGCCGGTGAAAATGTTGCGCGGTACGTTTGAGAAGGTGCGGGGGCGGCGGGCCGGGGCATGATTCACTCTTTTTAAATCGCCTTAGGCGGGGCTGGGATGGGCATAAAAAAAAACCCGCTAGGTAGTTAGCCTAGCGGGCAAGCTTGAGGTTGTAGGAGGCTTAAAATCGCCTAGAAATCAAATCCTACATAGACGGGCGTTTCTTCGGATAAGAAAAGCTCTGTGTTCATATCGTCATATTTGGAAATCGAATAGCGGGCGGGTTTACCTCGCCGGGGCTTTTCCCGGAAGTTGATAATATAAACGGCCTTGGCATCGGGTTTGCGCTTTATCAAATCCCCGCTGCCCATATTGCCAAGCGCGATTTTTTGTAGGTGTTCAGTCATGTGATCTATTCCCGTAGTTAGTTAGAGATGGGCTTTTATCTCATATAGTCGCATAAAAGAAAAGCCCCGCATAAAGCGGGGCAATTCGGGACGCGTTGTGGGGTGGGTTAATCGTCGGCTGTATTGCCCCACAACAGCCAATCGCGAAGCAATAAAGGCTGGCCGCCGCCGTCGCTGCATCGAATAACGTAAGCTTCATAGCGTTGGAACATTTCCGACGATATGCGGCGATTAACGCGCCATTGCCATTTTAAAAAACGGCGGCGGGCAGATGGGGTTTTGAACATATTCAAAAACCTTTCTATTGAGCGGCAACGGCGGAAGCTTTGCGCTTGCTATTTCCATGAGCGGGAAAGCCGACAATAACCTTCCGGTTAGCCTTGGCGCATAAACCGCATTCTTTACAAGAGGTGTCTTTATATGTTGCGGGGCATTGCGCGACGCGGCGGCCTTCGGGCGTTTCAGTCTTACGGCCCATGAAATCGGCGGGTAAGACGGCGGCTACCGGGCCGATATCAAGAGCGGCTAATTTATCGGCATGGGCTAAATTATTAGCCGACAAGTTAACAGTAAAACCGCCCCGGTTAGCATCGGCGATGATTTCCGCATTATGGCCAACGTGCGGCTCATAGTGAGTAAAAGTAAACCCGGCCTTGCCAGAGTTAGAAGATACAAGCTCGCGCATATCGTCGGGGTTTATGTTAACGCCGTCGCCCGGTAGATCCCCCGCCTGATTATGCCGCCACAATTGGCCTTCCGGTAGCGCTGCAATTTGAGAAAGAAAAGATTTAAAGCTTCCACCGCGCTTGCCCTCGGTCACCTCATTCCAACGGCCTTTCAACGGGTAGCCGTCGGCGTAGCATCCGTTATTTTTGAAGGGGCACGCGTCAGGGCACGTATCCGCCGACGTAGTGGAAACTGGAATCGGTCCAGTCTTTTTATTCTTACTCTTAACAGTCAAAAAATAGTTGGTCATTGGTTAATTCTTCCCATAGAAAATTTAAAACCTTTCTTTAGTCGCATATAATCCCACCTATTGCAAATAAAAAAAACCCCGCCGGGGGGCGGGGCTTTGTTAGCACTGTAAAGAGCACTATTCGGCGGCGCTTTCCATTTCCGCAACCGCCGTGGCTAAGTAATCAATCGCAGTATCTAAATAATCTATGGATTGTTGCGCGGCATCGCCCCGCTCGCCGTCCTGTAAGCTTTCCGGCATATTGTCGAAAGCCTCTTGCTCCGCATCGCGGATTTCTTCGACAAGAACGGCGAGCTCGTCAATTTGAGCGCCTAGCCATTTTAACTTTTTTCGTCTTTCGTTGTTCATTAGATAGCCCCCAAAAATACAATTAAAAATGCCGCTAAAACAAAAATGCCAAAAGGGACATTGGATAGTTTTTCGTCCACAAAATGCCAATTGAGAAAATCCCGGCGTTGGCGTTGAAGGCGGGTTAGTTCAAAATCCGCACCTTGCATTATGCTTCTATCTTTTCTGGTTAAGTAATCCAATTTTTAATCCTTCCCATAGTAGTGGATAAACCGTTATCGCATATTCTCGCAGATAAAAAAAGCCCCGCCTTTTACAGCGGGGCAAATCAGGGGAAGGGTTAGGGGTTAGACTAGGCGGCGATACGCTGCCAATCGCTAGCCTTCAGGGTTAGTAGCTCCCCACCCCGGCGCTGCCACAGGTCCACGTCATCGGCGGCGGCCTTGTGTGATACAGCGGTCATTGCATTGATAAGAGTAGCTCGAGAAAGCGGTTTTTCGCGCTCATATCCGGCCTGACCTATCGTATCTAAGAGCCCGTTTAAAACGTCGCCCGTTTCTTTTTTGGTTAATTTCATTACAGCGCCCAAATTGTCAACGACGGCGGCCTTATCCGCATCGGCGTCTATAACGTCGGCGGCAGCGGCCCGCATTTTTTCTAAAACGCCGTCGAAAGCTTCGCGACTGGAGTAAACCCCGACAAGGTCACGGATTTTCAATTCAAGCGCCCGGTTATCCGCATCTTTAGCCTGATCCGATAACAAGCCCCAATCGTCACTATCCCGCCCGCTAGTGATATGACTTGAGCGGGTTTGGTTTTGAGTTTGTAGGCCATTTGAACATGCTAGCGTCCAACTTACTTGGTAAACCATGATAGAGCCCGCGCCGACTTCACTATTCTGCAAGCCAATGCCATTAGCCATGATATCACCAACGCTAGCGCCCTGACCCGTTTGGACCAACGACTTTAAACGAAGATATAAGCGTTTATCAGTGACCGTGGCATTCACGACTTGAAATTGCGCGGGGCTATCCATTAGTTGGGGCAGGGCGGAATTAAGCAGATTAACGTGATCAAACGTCTTGAACTTATCCGACACGAAAGCCCGTAATACCCCGAAGCTATCAATCCTATCATGGGTGCGGAGCATCCGGACGGATGTTTCTTTCCGCCATATCGCATTAACCAAATTATCAAACTGCATAGAGTAGTTAGCCTGCAAACGACGGGCCGTGCGAACGTCAATCCCAGCATGTGCCGCAATTTGACCAAAGGCTACGTCGTTAATGTCAAAAAATTCAGTTGGTGCACCACCGCTGCTTTCTAAAATAATGCGGGGCTTGCCTTCCGGATCAGTGGTTTTTTGCAATTGGTTTGTTGGCGCGATGTAATCCGACTTGCGGGCAGCATCATCGCGGACCTTCTCTAAGAGGCGGGTCAAGGTGTTTTTACTGTCTTCGATTGAATGTGTCATGGTTAGTTTTTCCCATAGGTTTTTGGGCAGGCCACGCCCATTAGTAGAAAGGCCTATAAGAGTTATCCTATATTATTATAAATAACACAAGCGGAAATTTTAAAAATTTTAGTAATCCAAAAGAAAAACCCCGCACTGGGCGGGGCCTTAGTTGGTTAGCGGCGGCGAGAGCGTCGCCCGCGTCTAGCGTGTCTTTCCCAATCGGGGCCATGAATAAGGCGGGCTATTAAAGATAACAAAAACATTAAACAGCCCCTTCTAAATCCAAAGGAACAGCCTCGCATCCGCCCTTTGAGGTATTAAAGTAGACGTGATTAGCTTTTAAATTTTTAATTTTTTCGTTTCTAAACTTAACCCAGTTCTTAATGGCTTGGGGCTTCCACAACCCAGACAACCAAACAAACCTATATCTTTTCTCTAATTGTGCTTCGTATGCAACTGGGTTCGCAACTGGACTCAATAGCGGTTCATCAATTTCAACCTCGTAAACGACTTGAGTCTGCTTCGAGAAATTATAACCCATAGATTTTACTCCCGTATTAAACAACGATGCTGGGACATTATGCGATTATGTGGGGCATATCAAGTCAAAAATAACATCCCATTGAAATGGTTGTTCACATCGAAAAACAGGCTCGACTGCTTCCAGCCCATCCATTTTTAAATCAACGGCAGCATTTGCAGGATACAAGAAGCACTCCGCAGGCTCTGTCGGCTTGGACTGTTTTTTAATCAGTATCCAACAACTGGCATGACCATGCCTTGAGAGCCACGCTACTTGAGAAGGCTGCAAAGTCACTGCGTTGCCCGTCAGGTATTTCAGTTCGACAAAATGAAAGTTTCCGGCTTCGTCGCAGATCATTAGATCGGGAATGCCCGCACCCACCCAGTTCTCAATCCGGGTCAGCAATAATTTCCTCTTGGTCCGCTGCGCTGCTTCCTTGACCTGCTTGTAAAAGCCTGCTTCGCGCTTTGTTGCGATTGGAGGTGTTTTCATCTTTTTCTTCTGGCGTGATGTCGATTGTGATTGGGGCATAGCTATTCTTTATCTCTTCTAAAGCTTTCAAAACGTCTTCTTTGGACATGCTATCGATAGAGCCGTGTCGGATTTCTGATTTGCTGACATAGATGTCGCCTTGAGCTTGGCCTCGCCTATACTCTGCCTGAACAGCGGCAGAATACGCCCCGTTCTCCAAAGCTATATCACGGATCAATTGCAGATCGCGCATATGCCGTTGGTAGGTGACGCCATACTTCTCATCGAGCTCCCGCCTGTAGGCTTGGATAGCGGCCACGACGTGAGGGGACATATGAGGATTGGTTAGCTCATACGCCCTAGAGTGCGCCGACCCCGCGGCATAGCCCGCGTTGATCGCGGCTTCTCTCAGGGTTATCTGCCCGTCTTTAGAGACAAGCTCTTTTACAAAAAGCTCCTGTTTCCGAGTCAGAGGTTGGGTTGCGGTTATCTTCTTTCTCCCGCGCGTTTCGCTCTTCGGGAGTGCTTTTGCCCGTGGCATACATTTGCTCCGTTAAAAAGGTCTACTTAAACCATCTCAATAACACGGATTACACCATTATAGGAAGAAAATTAGTTTTTAGAAAAAAAGATTTTTGGGCCCAGTAAGGCCGTTTTTGATTTTTACACTTACTGTAACACCTATAAAAGTAATGCTGTTACGGTTTATGTTACACTAAAAAATCTCTGTAATCCTTATATATCAACGGTTACAGAGAGGTGTAACTTTTGTAACACCTGTAACACCATTTTTTTACCTAAAAATATTTTTTTTAATTTTCCTCCTATATAGTGTTACGTGTTACTTTTCCAGCCGTGGGCCGTGACGTTATAACGTTGCGCATTTATTTGCGCACAGTACTAATAAAAAAAGACCCCCGCTTGGTGTAGCGAGGGCCTTTCTTTTGTGTAAGAGAATCAAATGAAAATACAAAACATTGATGCAAAAACCTTACGAATTTGGAGCAGAGTTGTAAACCCCTATTTGAACTCTGTTCTTATTTCCCTACACGGTTGGGGTGGTGTGTAGGGACCATGAAAAAAGGCCGTGGCTGTTGAATATTAGGTATCTACCCAGTCGCACTTAGACTACGACCCGTGGTCCGCGCAGTCAGATCGATGACCCGTTGGAAGGACTCGATGTCTTTTATCTTTTTGAGGGATCGAAGGACGGTGGTGTGGTTGCATCCGACGAATCGTGCGATTTGGGCTGCGGAGTAACCCATGTGCTTGTGCATGACGCCCATGACGACCCACCGGGCGTGGACGGCTTCGCGTCGTTCCCGGCGGTTTTTGCGTTGGACGATATCTTCGAGGGGCACGTCATAATATTTGGACACGAAATTAAATATGATTTCGCGCCGTTCGGCGGGGAATAGGTAGGTATCCTCCATCAGAACGGCACGACCAGTTCGTGATCTAGTTTTGGATCGAGGGCCGTGAGCCGCGACCTGAGTACCGCGGCCCGTGCTGCGTCGCCATTCCAATCGGCATCGCTAGCTTCGATCTCCAGTTGTCGGCGGAGCTTGGCCTGAGTCGGCCACGTATCCGTGTTGCGTGGGTCAATCTGCATGTTTTTTGCTTTTGGTCCTTCGCCATTTCCAAACGAGTTCCCACGTGTGGGGCTGGTTTGCTTTTTTTCGGTGGAAGAGCCAGATGTTTTCTTTTTTGGCTTCGTCTATGTATCTCTGGATGATTTTGCGAGAGTTAGCTAATCGTAAGAAGTCGCTATCATCTTTGACGCCTTGGGCTATCCAGTGATAGCCGTTTCGTGGCGATTTAAGGGCAACTACTTTCCACATGTCTTTTCCTCATCTTCGGCAGCGCGGCAGGCAGCGTATACCATTGGGATGAGGCCGTTGGCTACTTTCCAATGGACGGACAGTTTTAGTCCGTCGCCTACTTTGAGGATGACGTTACCGCCGACATCGTTGTCGGCAAAAATAGATACATTGCCTAG